GCTACATGCTCATTAAAATATTGCTGTTCATCCATCAGTAAGAGCCTTCCATGATATGGGGAAAAGGGATGCTAAGTGTTCATCGATTAAATCAGCGAACTCTCGTGTCTCAGCTTGTGTATCTGGTGCACTTCGCAGTCCATAAACACGTGCCCAGAAAAGCAGCGAGCCAGTCCATACCCATTCTGTAAGGGAGGACACGGGTAGAACGGCTCGTGCTTGTTCTGCACAAACACCCGAACTCACCATTTTTTGGTATAAGGCTACGGCATCAATACATATGTCGTTCCAGTCTTCTAGAAACTCGGAACTACGTTTATGTGTTGTATCCGCTGAACCTTGTTTTACGTCAGGAGCCGCTTCTCTGAGGCACGAAGGAACCCAATACTCAGGTGTAGTTTTCACATACCTGCGACTGACCTCATTCCATGTACCGCCTACCTGATGCTTTGCCAGTTGTCGGGCCACGAATATAGGAGCTTGGCAGCGGAATGTGATGTGAGGATGACTGAAGGGTGCAAAGTGTTTTTCTCTAGCGAGATACTTTATCAACCTCTCGTTTTGTGCAGGGGTGTAGTTGTCAGATAATTTACTAAATGACACACGGGCTGCATCGACTACGAGGTCGTCATCGCCCATGACATTCATGAACGCTGCGTCAATCAATTTGAGTTCCTTTATGTTATGATTTTAAGAACCGCTCATCGTTCTCGAAGTGTACGAGTCGATGGCAGGTGCTGCAGAGCAAATGACATTTATCTGCTTCTGCAATTAGACTTTCCCACTTACGTTCCATGTTACGTTGGGATAGCGGAAAAGCCTTTGTTGTAGGGTCAGCATGATGAAAATCGAAAGCGACATATGGAAACTGTTGTTTACATCTTTCGCATGTACCGCCTTTATAACTGACCAATTCTCGTCTGCGTTCATTACGCTTTTGACGTTGGGGTCTAGTGTGTCTCTGCCCAATTCTGGCCGACTTTGTATTCACCTGTGATGGGGCATCTAAAGTCGTAGTATTCACCAGCTTGCTCGAAGGCTTTGACAGCTTCTTGGCCGATAATATCTGCTAGTTCCTCTTTTGCCTGTATTTGAATTTCATCGTGAACATGGGCAACGAAGGCGTAGTCTTTACCGAAGACATAACCTTTAGCAGCTAGGTTTTTATAGAGAATAACAGTTGCTCTTTTACACAATATTGCCCCAGCACTTTGGAGCAACGTATTTAATGCAGCTGAACGGATGGGTAATATGCGTCCATCTAAACCTTTTAAATGGCCGTTTTTCTTTACTGCAGCATCAACTGCTTCTCTTAACTTCTTAAGGGCAGGGGTTGCTTTCAGAAACTTGTTCATAAGTTTTCTGCCAGCCTTCTCATCACCACCTACGATGTCACCTAGCTTGGCTGCGCCAGCATTATATAAAAAAGCATATATGAATGTTTTCCCATGCTGACGTGACACACCTAAAACTTCTGCATTTCTGGTGTGGATGTCACCTTCGACAATCTCTTTGCCATATGCACCGTCATCATACTTAGCCATGTAATGGGCAAGACAGCGTAATTCCAAAGAGGATAAATCCGCACCCACCAGCTTATAACCTTTAGGTGCATAAAATAGTTCACGACACTCTTTACCGTATTCTGCATAGACGCTGGGAATTTGACTCATGTTTGGTCGTGAGTGGGTACAGCGGTGTGTGGCACATCCGTTTGTATTTACCTGTCCATGCATTTTACCATTACGCACAAGTTTCAACCATGCGTTTTGGCCTACAGCTAATTGTCCTAACCGTTTGTTTAGTAATAGATATTCGACAAGCAGTTCAGCTTCAGGATATTTCAAACCCTTTAACACTTCTTCATCGACTTTAGGTTTACCACTAGATGTAAACTCTGTGGGTTTCCAACCGTGAATAACCTGTAATCTATCAGCTATGTGGTCACGTGAGGCAGGGTTGAAGACAACCTCTTTGACTTTGTAAGTCATCACGCCTTTTTGATAACCACGCTTCTTATTATTTACCTTCGGAATAAACGGTTCTTTAATTTCCCAAGGTTTAAACGCTTCTTGAAGTTTTCCCTCAAGCTCTGCTTTGCGTTTTTGCAGCTTCGCCAGAAGTGCCATAGCTTTTGTTTCATCGAAATGAAAACCGTGGTCTTCCATAGCACGTATGATACCTGCAAATTCATGCTCCAATTCGACACTTTCATGGCTCGGAGCTTTCGACATAATTTTGTTGTAAAGTGTAAGGTTCGCATATGTATCCTGTTCACAATATTTCTGCATTTCATCTGACCAGAACTCAAAGCCACCTGTGTATTCTGCTTTGTGGTTAGATAAACGTAGCCCCCATGCCATCAAGGAATGTGAGCCTATAAGTTTCATAGGAAAATCAGTATGTTTCTTAACAAACTTAAAGTCATTATTCTTTAAGTCTGACCATACTAATCGTGAAAGTAAGAGTGTGTCATGTATCTTAGGCATTGAGTGACACCCCGTAGACTTTCTTTATTGCTGGTATATCGAAGGCTTGAATGTTGTGACCAATTAAAAGGTCAGCATCTTGTAGCATTTTTAGACCGACTTCGATGGGTGTATATCCATCTTGGTCAGCACAACTTATCATCTCGCCTGTGTCTACATCTAGCATGACCAGTGAATGAACTCTATCTAGTTCATCCAGTAGGCCATTCGTTTCAATATCGAATAGTATATTTTTCATATATGCCTCGTTAAAAGTCTTCTGTGACTTCTTCTGTTTCGTCCTTGAACACTGTTGGGTCTTGGACTTCTGTCATTCTTCCAGTTGTTTTGTTGTAGTGAAGGTATCCAGCTATCCCTGTGTCGCCTGTAAATCGGTTTTTCAGAACACGAATAGTAGAAACATCAGGATTATCGCCTTGCTGATTTCGCTCAACTCCAATGCAAATATCTGACAATTGAGCAATACCAGCTGACCCTCGGAGGGAATTAAGTGATATTTGCAAACCATCTTCCCATCCTTTGTCACCGCTTGGTTTTCTTAAATGGGATACAAGTATAATACCCATGCCAGTTTCTTCACAAAGAGACCGAAGGCGTGTGCAGATAACATCTATAGCCTTGCGTTCATCACCATCGTCATTGCCAGAAACAGCAAGGCTGACATGGTCGAACACAAGAAAGCTAACGTCACAACCTTTGGCAAAGTATCTGACTTTGGAGAGGAGATGGTCTGTACTAAGGCTGCCGAAATGGTCGTAGAGATAAACACGACCACTGCCAACAGTATTATCGAAAGCGGATTTAAGAGCATTTTCGTCTATTCCTTCTTTTGAAATATGCAAAGGAACATTCACATCTAGCCCCATTAAACCAAGGGCTGTCCGTTTATTGCTTTCTTCTAGTGCTATATAACCAATCGTCTGGTTTTCTTGCAGTAAATGATAGGCAATCTCTCTACATATCTGGGTTTTACCAACACCAGAACCAGCTGTAATTGTTACTAACTCTCCACGCCTTAAACCTAATGTCTTTTGATTAAGTCCGTGAAAAGGATATGGAACTGTTTCTGTGTTGTCTTCTGTGCTGACAACTTCCCAAAGGTCAGTGCCAGCGATGATGCCATCTGGTCGGTACGTTCTGGCTTGCCACATCGCATCTATCAGTTGGGCTTGTCGTCCAGACACCAGCATTTCATTGGCGTCTTTAAGGGGCAGGGTGCAAATAGCTGCTTTACCTACTGATAATATAGAGGCCACATCTTTAGCCGCATCAATACCAGCCTTGTCATTATCAAACATGATGACGACACGCTCAAAACTCTCAACAAATTCTAAGTTTCTTGCGACTGCTTTTTTTGCACCTGCTGCACCTGAACCTACAGAAACACAGGGAAAACGATTACCTTGTGCTTGCGATATGGAAAGGCAGTCAACTTCGCCTTCCGTAATCACCAGCATTTTACCACCTTCTTTCCACAAGTGTTGGCCGTAAAGTCCAGCTGCTTTGGTATCACCGATAAATTTAAAGTCTTTGTTTTTAAAACGCAGCTTCTGTGCCACGGGATTACCTGCCTTATCGCAGTAAGTGGCAATCTGTACGGGTTGTCCG